AGAGGAGTTTAAAAAACGAAGAGAAGACGATGAAGCTGAAACAGAGTTACAAAGATTACAACTAGAAGAGCAAAGAACTTTAGATGAGCTTGACAGGTTAAATGCCACTGAAGAGCAAAAAATGCAGATAAAGAAATTCTATTCTGATAAATATGCAGAAATAGATGAGAAAAACAAAAAGAAAGAAAAGGAACTAGATAAAATGGTAGCTCAAGCTAAAATAGCTCAAGCTGGTCAAGTATTTGCTTTAGTAGGTCAAATTGCTAAAAAAGGTAGCAAAGTGGGTAAAATAGCTGCAATAGGTCAAACAGTTATAAGTGGAATACAATCTGTGCAAAACGCGTATACAACAGCTCAAGCATCTCCAATAACAGCGGTAAATCCTGGTTATCCTTTACAACAAGCAATTATTGCTGGGGCATTTTCAGCTGCACAATTAGCCAAGATCATAGCAACTAACCCTGAATCACCTGCAGCAGCCGGAGGATTAAGACCCTCAGCTGGAGGAGGAGAACCTGCTGTGCCACAATTTAATATAGTAGGAGCAACACCTACAAGCCAATTAGCTACAGCTATTGGTGAACAAGAACAACAACCTGTACAAGCTTATGTAGTTTCACAAGATGTTACAACAGCACAAAGCTTAGAAAATAATATAATTACAGGTGCTACTCTTGGAGGATAATTATAACAAAGTAAAATTAATAATGTTTTTAAAAAAATGAGCAATGAACATAATAGAACTAGTAATCAACGAGGACGAGGAACTAAGTGGTGTGGATGCGATCAGTGTAGTAGAACAACCTGCGATAGAGGAGGACTTTGTTGCATTGAAAAACCAGCAACAGGAAATCAAACTTGCGCAAGTATCTGCGGAGAAAAGAATCCTGATGGGAGCTGCACTTGTTCCAGAGAAACCCATATATAGAAGTAACGGTCAAGAGGAATTTTATATTTATTTTTCTAAAGATACAGTTGCAAAAGCATCTCAAATGTTTTTAAGAAAAGGTAATCAAAATAAAGCTACTTTAGAACACGCTGAAGCAATCGGTGGTATGACTGTAGTAGAATCTTGGTTAGTTGAAGATGATGTACATGATAAATCAAGAAAATATGGTTTAAATGTACCTGTAGGAACATGGATGGTATCAATGAAAGTTTATAACGATGAAGTATGGAATGACTATGTAAAAACTGGAAAAGTAAAAGGTTTCTCAATCGAAGGTTACTTTGCTGATAAATTACAACGTCCACAAGACAAACAAAAAGACCAATTAAGTGAAGATGAAAAACTTATAAAAAAATTAATAGATGCCTTACAATAAAATAAACGCAACACCTAGTAAAACTAGTCCAACTGGAGGTAGACGTGGTTGCCTTTGTAAAAATGGTACATATAGTACTAAATGTTGTAATGGTGATCTACAAAACCAAGGTATAGGCCCTCTAACAGGACAAAACGGTTGAATTTATAACAACCAATATTAAATAATGTTTTTTAAAAAAATAACCTAATAATATATATTAAAATGGATGCTAAAGAAACTTTGAATAAAGTAAGAACTATTCTAGGACTAGAAGTAATCTTAGAAGAAAAGTTACTTGAAAACGGAACTAAGTTTGTTGCCGAGAAATTTGAAGGCGGCAATGAAGTTTTTATTAAAACTGAAGACGACCAAAAAATACCAGTACCAGCAGGTGAATATTTAATGGATAACGGTGAAGTGTTATACGTTAAAGAAGATGGAGTAATTGATTCTATGGGTGAGGAAAAGAAAGAAGAAGAAGAGGAAGAAGAAATGAAATATGACGATAAAGAGGAAATGGCTGATGAAACTGAATTAGAAGATGATGGTAAGGAAGCTGACGTAGAAGACTGGGCAGGTATGGAAAAAAGAATTAAAAACCTTGAAGATGCAGTTTCTGATCTTAAAAGAGAGCATGAAGAAATGATGCAAAAAGAGGAATTAAGTTCTGAAGTAGTGGAAGAGTCTAACGAAGAAGTAGTTGAAGAATTACAAAAGGAAGAACTTTCTGAAGCACCAAAACAAATAAAACATAATCCTGAAGCTAATAAAGAAATCGAATTAACTAAAATCGGTAAAGTTTCAGATTTAAGACAAAGAGTATTTAATCAAATTTTTTCAAAATAATAATCAATAATTAATTTTTAACAATGGCAACAACAGTAAACATTACATCAACTTATGCTGGAGAATTTAGTCAGAAGTACATTTCTGCGGCATTATTATCGTCTTCTACTATTGCAGACGGAGGAGTTGAAGTTATGCCAAACGTAAAATTTAAGGAAGTAATTCAACGTGTTGAAACTGGTTCTTTAATTGCGGATGGTTCATGTGACTTCGACGCTAGTTCTTCGGTAACTTTAAGCGAAGTAATTTTGCAACCAGAAGAATTTCAGGTAAATTTACAATTATGTAAATCAGACTTTATTAATACATGGGATGCAATTCAAATGGGGTATAGTGCATTTGACCAACTTCCTACTTCTTTTGCGGACTATTTAATCGCTCATGTAGCAGCTAAAGTAGCAGCTCAAAACGAAATTAACATCTGGCAAGGTGCTACAGGTACAGCTGGTGAATATGACGGTTTTGAAGCATTAGCAGCAGCGGGTGGTTCAGGAGTAGTAGCAGTAACAGGAACAACTTTAACTTCAACTAACATTTTAGCTGAAATGCAAAAGGTTGTAGATGCTATTCCTAATGCTTTATATGGTAAAGAAGATTTAAAACTTTATATTAGCCCTAAAGCAGCTAAATTATATGTACAAGTTCTTGGCGGTTTCGCAGCTACTATCGGTGCAAACGGTGTAGATAACAAAGGAACAATGTGGTATAACAACGGTTCTTTAAGCTATAACGGAGTTCCAATTTTCGTAGCAAGAGGATTAACTGCAGATCATATGTTTGCAGCAGAATCTAGCAACTTATTCTTCGGTACTGGTCTTATGAATGACTGGAACGAGGTAAGAGTAATTGATATGGCTGACATCGACGGATCTAAAAACGTTAGAATCGTTATGAGGTTTACAGCTGGATGCGCAATTGGCGTTGGAGCTGACGTAGTATATTATTCATAAATATTAACCTATATATGGGGGATTAATTTCCCCCTTATATCAAAAAACTTTAAATTATGTCTTGTGATATTTCTTTAGGTAGATTAGAACCATGTAAAGATTCCGTTGGAGGGATTAGAGCAATTTATTTTATAAACTACACGAATGGTTTATTAGATACTGCTACTTTTGACTCAGACGAAATTATTACAGGTTTTGCTTCTGCTTTAACTTTGTACAAATATGATTTAAAAGGTGCTAATTCGTTTGATGAAACAAATGAAAACTCTAGAGAAAATGGAACTAGCTTTTTTACACAAACAGGAACAATTGTTCTTAAGAAGCAAGACCCGACTACTAGAAAGCAAATGAAACTACTTAGCTGGGGGAGACCACAAATAGTAGTTGAATTTTATAACTATGGCGCGAGCGACGAAACTAGATATGTTTTAGCAGGAATAGAAAATGGTTGTGAGGTAGCTCCTTCTACTGCTTCTGGAGCAGCAATGGGAGATTTAAATGGGTATAATATTACCTTTACTGGAACTGAAAAAGAACCAGCTTTCTTTATTGACCCTACAATTATCGACGACACAACAAATACAACTGTTGTAAGCGGCACATAATACTTTTTAATTTTCATATTTTAAGAGCCTCTATTTTTATAGGGGCTTTTTTTTGTATTATAACAAAAACTACATTTTTATGTTTTATAAAAAACAACAATGATAATATTAACAACTAGTAGTTCGGCGCAGGAAATTAAATTTATTCCCAGAGAATATACAGCTACTAGTGTTGTTATACATAACGAAGATACTAACACGAGCACAACATATTCAGGATTAACATTTACAACTGAAGCATATTATTTAAAAACAGATGTTACATTTAATCCGGTGCTAAAGGAAGGTACTTTTTACAATATTAGTGTTCTTAATGGTACAGATGTTATTTATAAAGATAATATATTTTGCACAGATCAAACTGTTTCAACTTATAGTATAAATAACAATGAGTATACTGAGCACGAAACTACAAACGAATACATTGTATTATGACAAATGATTTATTCATAACAAATTTAGCAGCTTATACTGCACCTAAAATAGTTGAACTTAAAAACAAAGAATGGGTTTATTACGGTGATGATAACCAATACTTTAATTACCTAATAGAACTTTATTTAAATTCAACAACAAATCATAGTATAATTAACGGTGTATCAAATCAAATTTATGGTAGAGGTATTGCGGCTTTAAATGCTGATAAAAAACCAGAGCAATATGCCGAAATGATGTCTATATTTAGAAAAGATTGTTTACGCAAATACATAAAAGATTTTAAAATATTTGGAATGGCTGCTTTACAAATAACATACCAAAATGGTAAAGTTGTAAGTGCAACGCATTTTCCAATGGAAACTTTAAGAGCAGAAAAATGTAATGAAGACGGTGAAATAGAAGCATGGTATTATGATAATGATTGGTCGACAATGAAACCATCAGATAAACCTTTACGTATACCAGCATTTGGTTTTGGTAATAACGCTCAAAACGAAATGTATGTGTTAAGACCATATGTGCCTGGGCACTATTATTATTCACCCTGTGATTACACTGGAGGTTTACCATATGCTAAATTAGAAGATGAAATTAGTGACTACCTAATTAACGATACAATAAATAACTTTAGTGGAACTAAGGTTGTTAACTTTAACAATGGTGTTCCTGAGCCTGATAAAATGCAGCAAATAAAAAGTGATGTAATGAATAAGCTCACGGGTAGTAGAGGTGAAAAAGTAATTGTAGCATTTAACAATAACTCAGAATCAAAAACAACTGTTGATGATATACCATTAAATGACGCTCCTGCACATTACCAATATTTAAGTGATGAGTGTTTTAGAAAATTAATAGTAGCACATAGAGTTACCTCACCTATGTTATTAGGAATT